AAATGAAGCGTCGCTTAGATCTATTGATTCAAAGGTTGGATCAAGATAAAATGAGTTGTAGGTTCTCTTGAAGAATTTGATGTCACCATTAACGAAATCGCGACTGTAATCCATTTGGATTCCGCATAATGCTATCCCTGATTTAAATGCTTCATCACATGCATCTAAAAATGTCGGGAATCCAAGACCTTTATCCCAAATATAGTATCCTAACTTTGTGAATTGATCAGCTGTTTTCTGATCTGATCCTTCAACAGGTGCATAAATGATTTCATTGATGTTATCGCGTAAGTATCCTGAAAAGAACTGAAGTGGACGACGGATTATATTTAATTCAAGAGGTTCTCGACCTTCTTTGATAAGAGCTTTTCTCTCATCATCGGACCAAGTATATCCTGATGCTGCCAGAGTATAAACTTGAGCATCTTTTATGTATGGCGCCCAATAATCATGAGCATAGCGGTAATTCTCTTGGAATTCTCTACGAATTTCGTTATCTGTAAGCATGAAATCAGACTAGATTATTATAATTTTTAAATATAGGGAAAAACAATAGTCTAAATGATTTTTTTATATCGGTTCTCAACAACTTTCTTATGCAAGTCTAAAGATCCTTTCATTGATGAAACTGTTTCCAAATGAGAAACTGCTTGTGCCATGTACCTGAATGAATCTGCATGGTTCGAAGCTTCGTTATGCAATGGTTCTTCTTCATATCTTCCTAAAGATTCATTCCATTTCTTTCTATATTTCGATAGCTTATCAACGTAAGATTTAACACGATTTACATTGAATACACATCTTTCAATCATCACTTTAGCATGAGATATTGATAATTGTTTATCCATGCGTTTTAACACATGAAATCTTGTATTAGTTCCAGAGAAAAGACGCTGAAAATCACGTTCATAACTGTTAGAAATATCGAGAGGATCTCGCTTTATACTGTCATGAGGCAGAAAGATAGTGTGATATAGAAATTTTTTATCTTGTAGAAGAAATTTAGCGTAAAACGGGACGTCTTTATTTTTGTCTTCGTAGTAGTCAATTACCCTCACCTCACCATGGTTTACCTGAAAGAAAACAATCACCGTTAAATCGTTAAGTCCTATATCCATAGCTACATACACAGGTAAAAGAGCATCATATAATGATGAATGGAGACATCTATTAGAGTTGTAAGCTCTATTGATTGCCTCAGCAAAATAAAATGCATCGCTAGATGTTAGGAAAGACTCTGAAACCGTCGAAGGAAATTCTTGCTTGATCTTATCGCCAAGAAGCCTTGATTGAACTGCATACCAATTCCTTTGCGGTTGAGTAATTTCAATGCTAGATTCCTTTTCAATTTTATTGAAATAGTCTGTTAATGTGATATCATAATTTACTTTTTCATGGATTTGATATTAAGGTTCTTCTAACCAGTTGTAAAAGAATAATTTATAATCTAAATTTGTTAGATCTACATTTCCTCTTCGAGATGCTTCCATAACCATTTCGGCAAAGAATCCTTCATTACCTTCGCCAGTGCTTTCAATTATCACTAAACCATCTTTTGGAACAGCTTGCAAAGTACCTGTTATAACTTCTTCAGCTTTTTGAGGGTTTCGAGCACAAGTTTTTCCAAATTCAGATACAAGAACAAGAGGATACGATCCTCCGCGCAATGTCGTATCAACTCGTAAAGAACTGCCATTGTTAAATGTGATTTCTCTAGCTGATCTTTGTACGATTCCGGCAAATGATTTTAATTTATTCGGTAATGTATCAAGAGCGTGACCAATAATCCTTTTGAATATATGCTGTGCATGTTCTAATGAATACGAAACAATACCAGCTTGTAAATTCTCAGAAAAAAGTACCTGATCCAAGAGATATATAACTGCAAACGTAGACATACCTAACTGTCTAGCTTTCAATATCAGATTTCTGTTGTGAAGATTTTCAAGAACGTTTTTTTGGACGGAGTTTAACTCGAATCTTATTGAATTAGCATCGCGATTAATGATTCGATAAAGATTATTTAGACGCCATTCCTGATTATTTATAGACATCTACTCTTTTTGCGAAATCTTGCCCTGTCCAGCAAGTTTCGCTAATAAAAACAGGTTCATGTGTTCAGTTTCAACGATGCCTTTTTTGCGAGCTGCATCTTTATCTTCTTTTTCATCTTCATCTTTAGCAAGGAATGGGTCATATCCCCTTTGATATCGGTGCCATGCACCATAGTTGAGAATATTATTATTCATATATCGTTCTCTGCGTTCGGCAAGCTTTAGACGAGCAATAGTATAAGCATATGAAAAATCTTCACTTTCTTTGTCCAGACGCCAAATCAATCCAGGAAGATATCCACGATCAGCGCAGAATTGTGCAATGTTTATTGAATCTTCTTCTTTACTCCAAGCAAGCAATTCATCAGCGATTTTCTTAGAATCATATTCGCGTGGGCGACCAGCTTTTCTTTTTTCAAGTAGTTTTGCTTTTGATGGAGCCATGCAATTCCTGAAATGAATTTGTATTTAATTCTTGTATAATCCAACAAATTTTATATGTCAAAACTAAAAGAAAATGCTAAAGGCTTAAAATGCGAACACCAGAAAAGCTTTGACGAGCTTATCTGGTGTAATGTGCGTGAAGCACTAGATCATTTCTCAGTCTATATCTTCACCATATCAATCAGCATAAATTTGTGTCAATCCAAAGATAGATTCAACAAGATTTTTACATGTAGATATGAAGTGATGATTAATGAATCGAATGCAAAATCAACTTAATTTAACATTCGATTTATTTTAACATCTAGGCTCTTGATAGAGGAAGTTTTCAAACGTTATAACATATTCGACCAACAGAATATTTAGCTCTATTGAGTTCTTACGAAATTTTATTGATTCAATGTCATCAACACAACTTAATCCATTATCTTCAACTTCTTGTATTCTTCTAATCATTAGATAATAAAAATGTTGGATTTTAGCCACTAATTTTACATATTCATCATTCATTTTTCACACCAATTTGCTTAAGATTATTTTTATTCAAAAAACCCTCCAAATCGAATGGTACATGTAAAACTTGTACCTTCCATCCCCTTTCTAATGCCATATGTAGTTGCCTTAGCAAGAGAGTAGGTCGACCAGTTAACTTCGTAAGAAACAAAGCATCTTCACTTTCAGGGTAAAATAATTCTTTTCCCCATTTTGCTTTAAATGATACTACGATATTCATATGTGTTGCTCCATAAAATTATGTATGGTATTATATAACGCGTTTCCTGTAAAGTCATATACTAGGTATCAAAATGATTCAATTAGATTTCTTAAAAAATGAAGAAAATCAAAATTTTGAAGCACAATTGCAAACAATAAAAACCACTACTGAAAAAGTAAGAAAAAGCCTATTTGCTAAACACGGAGAATTAACAAAAAAATATCTCGATTTATTGTATAGAATGGAAATTTTATAAAAAAATCTTTGTAACAGCAACCACAGTAAACTTTAAACAATTTATATAAACTTGGAGCCATCATGATGAAAGTAAGCAGAATAGCCGAACTAAAAAAAGTTATAGTAAAAATATTGCATGAAGTTGATGACCGCACATTTCCTAAAACACTAATTTACAATAGAAGTATCGAATCCCCTAAATACAGAATAACTATAGATGAAATTGAAGAAGATTTCTTTATTGATTCGAAAGGGATAAAATGGGTCAAATTTAAAGAAGAACCAGAGCAATTAAATAAAATATAAAATATTCACCTAAGTAAAGAGTCAGTGGGTTTAAGAATTTATTAGTTTTAGGGATAAATACTCCAATTCATAGTAATATAAGAGTTGGAGTTTTTTTAAATTATCATTTGGGGAACATATATGATTGTAGTTGTCGGTGGTATAAAAGGCGGTACTGGTAAAACAACAATAGCAACAAATCTAGCTGTCCTTAGATCAGAAACAGGAAATAAAGTCTTACTTGTTGATGCAGATGAACAAAAATCAACTTCTATTTGGGCTAATCAAAGAGATTTTCTTGAGATAAAAACCAATTGGACAACTGTGTCATTTGCAGGAAAAGCTCTACGCTCTCAATTAGAAAGAATGAAATCAGATTATCATGACATCATTATTGACGTTGGTGGTCGTGAAACGACTTCACTAAGAGCGGCCATTTCAATTGCAGATATATTTTTAATCCCATTTAAACCGAGGTCATTAGACATTTGGACGCTAGGCGATTTAAAACGCCTTATTTCAGAAATGAGGCCAGCTAATCCTAATCTCAAAGTCTATGCCATGATTAATCAAGCTGATTCTTCAGGGTCTGATAATGAAGGAACTATTAGTATTCTTCAAGAATGTGAAGAAATCAAATGTATTGAGTCCACGATAGGATCTAGAAAAGCTTTTGCAAATGCGGCAAGTGATGGGCTTGGCGTTATCGAAATGAAAATTTCTGATAAGAAAGCAATGCAAGAAATACAAGAAATCTATGATTTCATATACAACAAATGTACAACTAATGTATAAAAATGTACACATCTTGAACAAGAGAAATACATAAGAAGTACATGCTAAATACATAAAAGGTACACGTTTTATGGTAGTCAAAAAGCCTCTAGAAAAAACTAAGATTGAAGCCTTGATTAATCGAGGGGCTCATGTCCGAGACGACTTTTTAAAAGAAGAAAAGAATCGAACTAATATCAATTTACGTATTCCAACAAGATTGCTAAATGGTGTTGATGAAGCCTTAAAGGATCGTGTTGGCATTTCACGAACAGGTTGGATATTAGAAGCAATACAGGAAAAGTTAAAGAGGATTGAAAACATATGAATGAAACATCAAGATTTAAAATCCCCTCTCGTAAACTAGAAAATGTAATCCTAGAACTAAACCAAAATGGGTATAGAGTTACACACTCTACTTTAAGTGGTGATAATCTAATATTGACTGTTGAAAAAATTAATTTGCAAGCTATTAAAGAGCTAAGTTTAGAGTCTATATCTGAAGATAATGAGAAGCACGAATATAAAAAACCTCTCATAAATTTGAATTCAATTTGGAATGGGCTTAGGATGAGATGGTTAAGTTTTTAGAAGGATAAAAAATGAAGATGTTAAGAAACATGTCAGTATTTGAGAAATTTGATTACTTCATAAATTATTTCTCAAAAGTATCTAAAGAGCATGATGACTTCGTGGAATCTGTTCTTTTATGGGATGATGAAACCAAAATAGCCTATCAGTTTGTAAAACAAATATTTGAGGAAAAATGAGCGATGAATGCAATAAATTTGGCAATCCTAATGCCACGTTCTATTTTAAAGGAAGGTTCTTTGAGAAACAGGAAGATTTTTGGGAATATTTACAAGAATGGCCTCTTAAAATAGCTGATCAAGAATCCTTTAAAAGAGAATGGGACACTTTGGGAATTGATATTTGGAGTAATATTTCAATTCTTCGCATTGAAATATCAAATGGTGCTGTAAATAATATTCTTCAGAAAAATTTCCTACGTTTATTAGAAGAATTTTATGGAGAAATAAAATGAATGAAAAACTTTTGAATGAAACTTCTGAATGGAAAAGTTTTGCCAAAAAAAACAACCTTTAAACAAACGGGTTGTGGTTCAGAGAGAGCACAATAAAAAAATGGTTGTGGCTCGTTTTAAAAATAAAGGGCCAAGGAAAGATTTACCAAATCAAGATTTTTGGTACACAGAACACGGAAGTTATTATTTGATAGACCGGAAAGATACTTGGATTGCCATATCCGGCATTGAA